AAACAGTCGTGGAAGCGGTATCGTTTTTAATCGTGTCGCCAGACTCTAGGACGATATTGCCGTTAGATAATACGGAAAATATCTCACTACCAGCGCTATATAAAGACAGCACATCACCCGAACCTCCCTGAATTACCGAAAGGGTTGAGGTGGTGTTGGAAGTAGCCGTTATGTCGGTATGGCCGATAACGGAGGAGGCGACGGTTACTGCTAGGGTGTCAATGTAAAGTTTATTGTATGTTCCACCTAAAATTTTATTAGTGGACGTTCCCAATTCATAACCAGAATTTATAAAACTAACAACACCATTGTCATTCATTTTTAAAAGCGTTGGTCCGGATGGTACACCGGATGATCCGCCGCCGGAAGGCACGCCTGATGCCCCTAAATCCTGATTAGCGGAGCAACCGCTTAAAGTAATTCCAATAATTAAAACACTCGCGATTATTAAAAACCCGTTAAAGATTTTCCTCATATTTTTTTAAAAAATAAATTAATAATTCAAAGCAATTTCCACATTTACTTTAACATTCGCGCCACCATCCCTGATTAACTTTAATAGAGAAGGATTAGCGTTTAATTGGACCGTTTGACCTTGTAAAAGTTGCTGACCGACGGTGGTTGTTGGGGTAATGGTTGAAGAATATCTAATATCGCCGTCTTCAGCTTGAAGTATAATATAATTTACATTGTCAAAAAGACCATCCGATAGAGCAGTGTCAGCGGTTTTAATTAAACTTTTAAGACTTGTTGCCGTATCAGTTACTGTTATTTGGGAGCCGGCGGCGCTAAATGTTTGAGGGATAAAAGCCATACATTTAATTGTTAATTATTATTAAATTACTCTTCTAGCAGGCCGACCATTCGGCCTGCGTTAAGAATACTTTAACTTTAATAAACTAATCTGTTCCGCAACTATTTGCCAACACTTCAGTCGCGTAAGAGTCCCAATTCGCCACTCCATCATTAACCGCGACACAAGTGTAACCGGCGCTGTCAAGGTCTTTAAGGCAAAGACAACCTCCTTTGGTATTACTGTCTATAATCACGGTACTTGTAGCCGTAGAATAAATATCCAGTAACGAGGCGGGGGTGCTTGTATTGATACCCGTATTACCGCCTGATGGGTCTATATTCAAATCCCCACCTGAAGAAACGGTAAACTGAGCATAGTTAGTTTCATCATAACTTAACCTTAATTGTTCAGTAATGCCGTAACCCTGAATAATGGCGGCCGGCGTAGTCGTACCTACAGCCAACCATCCGGTCAATGAATTAAGACCGTCATTGGCTATATATCCGGTATAAGCCGTAGTTCTCACGGGAGGCGTACCGGCAACCAACGTTGAAGTAGCGTTTAACCTGGTATCAATCGGGGCTGTGGTCGTGGCCGTGTAGTAATACTCATATTGGCCTGTCGTAGTGGACGTATAGACTTTATACGAGTCCGCTCCGGTAATTACATCCCAAGTTACCTGACAAGCTGTCGTAGTAGTTGGGTCAACATCACAACTGACTTCATCACTAACAATCGTTTCGCCCGAACCCCTGACTGCCGTTACTTCAAAATAAAAAGTATCGGCGTATTCAAGCGTACCGGAAGCTCTGGCGGTAGCCACACCGTTTAACGGCCTGCCTAACTCTATTGCCATTTTAGATGAACTGGCTAAGGTCAACTCCGCATTCGGATTAGCGACATTGATACCGACTTTATTCTCTGAAGCCTGTACCACCAAAACGTCCGTATTAATAGTGGTCGTGCCGGTTACAGTTAAAGTGTTAGAAATAACACCGGTAGTAACCGTTAATCCGCCGGTAGAACTTATAATATCAGTTCCATTAACGGAAATTCCATTATTAAAGTCCTCTTTATTAACGTGAGTTAAACCGCCTAAAACTTGATCTAAAGAAGTAAACGACTTGATATAATCAAGAAGTTTGCCGGCAAAATCCTGATTTTCCGGAGTGATTGATTTAAGAAATTCCGTTGCATTGCCTAAATCGTTTGCTGACTGAGTATCCGCTTTTACGGATTGGCTATAACCAATTAACCCTACGGCTAACATAAATCCAAAGGATACCGTCAGCCCAATGTATATAACTTTTTTAAACATAGGGTTTTTAAGTTAATTAGTTAGTCCAACTCCCGGCGGCAACTCTGATGTCTATCAGTCTGGTTGCTGATTCAGCCCAAGTTTTTTTGCCATAATAGCAAAGCCCTAGAAGATATTTACCGAACATCAACTGGGCGTCTTGGAATTTAATCTTAGGCGGAATCTGAACGACCATTTGTACAGCGCCTTTTTCACCGGCAAAATAATGGACATATTGCAATGACCATATATCTGCTGTGGCGGTTAAAGTTTCAGCGGTGGCAAGTTCGCCATAAGCTACGATGGTGATAGAAGTAGTGGCGTCAGTAGCAACAACACCGGCTTTGACTAACTTAAATCTATTAACAGCCGATAACTGAATATAAGTAGTTCCGGCAGTCCCTGAATCATTAATCGCAGCCACTAAATTATCCACCGAAACAGCGGCACTGCCGCCTATATCAACCGAACCAGCTCCTGAAGGAGTGGCATTAAAAGTAAATACCGCGCCGCCAAGAGTAACTGTGTCGCCTTCAGTAGGATTGGTAGCCATGGCTAGAGTGGCGGTAAAATAGCAGTTATTGGTTTCATACAATTCAAAACCGTTTCTTTTACCAATCAAACCGTTTTCACCGACTTCATCACCAACGTTAGTGTCTTTACCCTGCAAATACATTCGTAAATATTCATAACCCCTGGGTCCCATCGCAAAAAATAAATTTTTGTCAGGGACGTCAAGTAAAGACAATTTTCTTTTTGCGGCTAAAAATGTTTTATACACATTATCCGAGGTAAGGGTGATATAAGATCCCGCGCTTCCACCCACATCACCGGCGTCTATATACTGTCCTGCATTGGACACTTCAGCGAAAAACGCTTGATCCACCCTATTGGATAAAGTTCGGCCAGCTTTCTGCGCCCAAATCTTAGCCCAATCATATTTATTTTGCACTTCGTCCAAGTCATCATAATAATGACATAAAGCCCTTGATGTATCCACGCTTAGATACTCATTGGTCGGAGCTTGCCCCACAGGGGTTAAAGCCGTGCCACGAGTATAAGCAACATCAACAATCGGCGCGGCATACGGTCGGTTTAACGTATCGCCATACTGAGCAAGTCCGTCCAAGCTGGTATTAGCCAGCGCCAATCCTACATTTTCACGGAAATAAACATCCTGGATTTCAGGCGCCCAAATTTCCGGTGAAAATGGTGATAAACTATTATCTGTCGTTGCCATAATCTTTTAATTATTTTAGAACAACCTATCCACCAATCAAAGAATTTTTATATTTAAGGCAAGCGTCTGAGTACGCTGTGCGTCCATCCTTTGTTTTAAGGTCAAAATTGGCCTTATCCGGCTCTTTAACCTTAGTTATGGCAGATCTGGCTATCCTTCCTCCCATAAGAGATGCCGACTCATTCATGGCCTCCCTATCTTCATCTGAAATTAGAGATTGGATGAAAGAACTATTAAGCCCCTCTTCAAGAGAAACTTTTTTAAATTTACAATAATCCCTGAGTTCTTTTTTAACCTCATCAGAAATTTTCAAACTGTCCAAACCTCTTTCAAAAAGCCTATTATCCAGTTTTTCATCAAGTCTTTTATCAATGTCATCTGAAGTCAAGTCTTTCTTAAGCGGTTGTCCAGTTTCAGGATCAAGGCCGACATCTTTCATCCGTTGGATATATTGGGTTTTAGTTTCGCCTTCCTGCTTAAACTTATCCCGATAATCCTGTTTTTGCCTTAATACTGTTGAAAATTTTTTCTCATATTCAACCTCTTTTTTTACGAGTTTATCAATCCTGTCGGTATCAATTTCCTCATCCAATTCAAATTCCGTAATTACACTTTGACGAATCTCGTCTTCGGTGCGAGGCTTAAACTCGTCAAGATTTGCGTCTGCGCCGTCTTGAGCGGCTTTAGTAATGTCATCTGACATATTTGTTTGGCCGAATCTTCGGCTTTAATAATAATAAGGGCGGATGATAGTCCGCCCTTTTTTAGCTAATAACAGAATCTTATGAAAACTGTTAATAGCACACGTGTAACTATCAACTTCATAAGATTTTTTTTAATTGTAAAACTACTCTCTTTGCTTCGGTGGTTGGAATTTATAAGCGTTTCTTTCAATAAAAGCCTGTTTTTCTTGTTCTTCCCACGCCTTAACTTCAGAATTTCCTAAAATCCTTTCTTGTTCCGCAGGGGTTAATTCCCTATCCCTTGGTTCGTTATTTAATGACATATTTAGGTGTTAAAATTCCTAAAACGGTGCGAGTTTGATTTTTCTCGGCGCCGACGAATTGCTTGGCTAATTTTATGTAATTATCCCCATGTTTCTGTTCAGAGTAAGTCCTGACATAAACCCCTGAATAATCATAAATATCAATACTATGCTTTTCACTGATATGTTTTACCTCCAGGGCAGGCTCTGAAATTGGAGTTGCCTCAGATTCAACTGCCACAGGTTCAGTTTGAATCAATTCTTTCGATTTTCTCATAAATTTTAATCGTTAATTGTTTTTTTTAACCCGACCTTTAAAATTTCCTGACTAATAAAGAGTCTTTTTCCAAATTATCTTCAATCTCTTTAGCAGTCTTAATCGGCTGTTGCCAACTTTTCAGATTATTAATTATCTCTTCTAATTTTTTATAAGCTTTAAGCTGAGCTTTGATTTCTACCACTGTTTCGCTACCGATAACATCCGCGATCCCCCTAATGCTATCCAATTCTCCTAATTTATCTTCCAGATATTTAATAACCTCTTCACCTTTTTTATCATTAAGAAATTGTCTGATTATGACTATATTGTAGCTCATTTTTTCTAATGTTTTATGTTAGTTATGACTTTACCATCTCTCACTGCTTCTACGTCACTTATTATCTTAGCATTTGGATATTTTTTATTCAGCTTTTCTAACTTTTTTTGCTCCAACTTTTTTATTTCTTTTTTACTCATAAAACTTTTTTATATCAAATTGTTTGCGGTTGCGATTGAGCGATTATCGGCATTCCTTCAGATTGGGTATTGACAGGTTGCATTTGCCCTGGCGTAGATTTAGGCAAAGTGGAAACATCAATCCCATTCATAGCATATAGTTTCTCAATTAAAGCGGTTCGTCTGATCGGGTCGGTTTCTAACCGGACAAAACTCGTATATTTAATATTCTGCGCTTGAATATTAACATTTTCACCCGTAATAACCACATCAACTGTGGCCTTAAAATCTTCCCAAAATTCTTTTTCATTCTTGATATAAAAATCTTCTTTTTTATTCAATTGTTCCCTAACACCTTGTTTTAACATTAAGGCGATTTCCGACGAATGCGGACCGATAGCTAAAAGATTATTTAAATACCAACTATCCACCAGCATATCTTTATATCTTTTCACGTATGAGGGATCTTTAGTCAGTTTTAAAATATCTTTTACTTTAATTTCCTTAATTAAATTCGGCACTACCCATTCATTAAAAACATTCTTCAAAGCGATGCCTAGTTTTTCTCTGATATAATCATACAGCTTATTGACATTTTGGTTAAGCATGGCGCTAAGAGCGAACGGAGTCCCCGAAGGCATAGTTTCACCGGCGGCCACTTCGTATGAATTTGCCAATCTATCGGCTAATTGGATAAGTCTGTTATATTCCACTACCCATTCATTGATCTGCGGAAAATGCGTCATCACTTGTTGCAAATCAGATGACTTCACCACATCGCCCCGTTCCATATCGGTTAAAATATTCTTTGCTATCAGCGTATCGGAACTTCTAAATATCTGCTTAGCTCCAAATTCCAATGCTTGTCTGATTTCATTGACATTGTAATTAATCGCTATCTGAGTGTCCATTAACAATTCATACAATCCTGTCCTGAACCATCGGCCTTGATACCGGCCTCTATGCGCTTCAATATAGGGCGTTTTTTTTAATTTTCCAGAATAAAGAAGATAAAACTCTTCATTCTGCTTGTTGTCTTCATTGCCGGATTTTAAAATTTTACCGTCGCCTATGCCGGCTAATATAAGTTTAGCCAAAATAAACTTTTCTTTATCATTATCTTTAATTTTTTCGCCCCTTAATTCCTTAAAATCATATAGACTGATATTTCCATTTCTTTCGTAAATTTTATAATAGATATTTTCTGTATCTTCTCTTACTCCTTTCTCAGTCGTGGCCCTGCCTTTAATCTGGCATTCTTTTATCACTTTATCCAAAACATCGTTATCCCAAATGCCTCTATGCGCTTCCAATTCCGACACATTCATTTCTTGGCATTCAATGACATTGGTTTGATCCAAAGTGCGGGCGGAAAGATTGGTGATATAAAAATTAAGCGGGTCCCATAGAATATAACCATTTTTTACTTTCTTAAAAACGACATTGCCAAACGCTGAAAATTGCTCCACAGCTTCATTCAATATTTCGGCCTGGCTGGTAGTTTTTAGATATTGTTTAAGTTCCGAATTGGCCAAAAATACGCCGGTAGAATCTTTAGGATTATCGGAATACAGTATTATGTCTTTAGTGTCAAAATCTATGTTTTTAATCTCGCTGTCAAGTCTTGGACCGATAATATCAGTCCAAAACTTGTAATTTTTCTGCGAATCAATGTTCCCTGAATAATATTTATTGGACTGGAACATCATAATATCCTGCACCAACTCATACTGAGAAAAACTGTAAGACGGCAAAATTTGTTGCTTATTTTCAGTATAAGTTAATATCTCGGATTGGATTTGTTTTATAAACATTTATTTGAAATTTTGAAAACCGTAGTTTTCTTTTATCTTTTCAAGCTCTTCCTGCTCTTTAAATTGCGGATTACTGCTTTCTTCAAACATCTCAAGTAAAGTTAGGGAAGGAGCGTTTAATTTTTCTTTTATATCTTCACTTGGTATGCTGCCAACCGTAATCCTGCCTGATTTTTTGATTTCTGATAATTTCATTGTAATTAATATCTTCGCCGGTCATTTGCTTTTCAATCAACGCCATATAACGATGAACATCGGCGGCGTGGTTAGTCCAGTCTTTGACCGGTTCTCGCTTATAAATTAACCTATCTTCATCCCATTCCGCCCTATAATTCCGCATTGCTTCCAGCCACTTTTCACACCTTATTTTATTTACGAATAATCTTGAAAATACAATCTGGCCTTTTTCAATACCGTCATTAATGCCTAGTTTAGGTATTTTTATAAAATCAATCCCCAATTCTTTAGCCGAGTCTAATCTCGTTTTTCCCGAGCTTTCTTCCGTTTGGTTTATATCGTGAGGAGCAAAATGCTTGCCGTAAGCGTAAGGCTTATCAGTCATCGCTTTTTTAAGCTGAGGCAAACCGTCATGTTCCTGCCCTTCCCAAAAATCAATCATCCCGATAGTCCTGCCATATTTTTGATAAAATCCTAGCGCTAATTGTTTTCCGACTCCTAAATCGCAAACCGTATGAACCAACATCGAGGAATCGTACTCCAAATCACATATTCTACCCTCTGTATTGGCCTGTGCCAGCATCTGGGAGTAATACACGCCCTTAATCTCAATATCTTGCCAACTTCCTTCGCGCCAAGCTTGCCTTAATCCATCGGGCAAACCATCTAAAAACTTTATGTAGTCAGGATCGTTTTTCGTTATGTACGGATTATCATCCACTTTCGCTGGAATAAATACTCTGGTCCTGCCGGTTACATTATCGGTTATTTTAATTATTTCGCCCGTGAATCCGCTTAAGCCGAATCGCTTTTTTACCCAACTGTGCCCACGGCCTCCTGGATTCGTCGTAGCGAATATCTGCGGCCGAAGTTCCGGAATAGTGGAACGACAACTGGAAATCAGTTTAAGATACAATTCTTCCGTGGGTATCTGTATTAATTCTTCAATCAGCATTCGCTGATATTCGTGGCCTTGATATTGCTCATAAGCGTTATCATCGGCTAAATGTCCAAGAACAAACACCGCTCCTTTAGGAAATCGTATCTCGCTCCCGACAAAGTTCGCACCAGTTGGCTTATACATCTCTCGCGCTCTTGCCAGCCAATCGTTTAAATCTTTCGCATTACGGCGGATTACCAAACATCTCAAATGAGGATGTCCAATATCGTATAATAACCAAGCCATCCCCGCGTCAGTCTTCCCTCCACCTCTAGCGCCGCCATAAAGTATTTCAAATTCAGTTCTAACCAGCGCCTCTTGTTGTTTTAATGTCGGTTGCCAATGGTATTTCATTGTTATTTCTAACAGGAAGAGTTACTACGCCGATCTTCTGACCTAATGAAGATATGTCAAAATCCTGTTTATCTTTCATATCGGTAATATTCTTAGCGGTAAAGATAGCGAAAGTCGGATTAACCTTTCCTGAAAGCCCTAAACTGATTAAAAATTCTTTTTGTATCTCTTTACATTTTTTATATGATACAAAAAAGTCTTTATCTTGTTCGCAATAATTAATTAAAGTTTCCTCTGATACTCCAACCACTTCTCTTGAAAATTTACTAAAAAATGGCAAATTTCCTTTGTTGACTTGCCCTACAAACCATTTAAGCATTTCTAATCCGAAAGCTGGCAAATCTTCCAATTCAATAAATCTCGGTCTGCCGCCTTTATTACCCACGGCATATTGATTTCCTTTTGGTGCTGGCATATTTTCATTTCTTTTATAGCCGCTTATGGCATTTTATTATTTCTCTAATAATTCATAAATAAGGCCAACAACCAGAGTAGGATACATCTTACCGACGAGCTCCTTAATCTTGGTTATTTCTTCAGCGGTTAAATTAATCTCGCCGGACTTCGGAATTTTAGCATCTCCCTTTAACTTTAACGCTAGATTATACCTAATTATTTTTTCCGCTCCATCTATTAATTCATTGGTATATGTAGCGAGCAAAGCATCCAGGCACAAGCTGGCCACAGTTCTAACCTTGCCGTTTTGATCCTTTAATTCTTCCTCCGAAAAACCTTTCAAGGAAACATTTAGATTTAATTTCATAAGATTGTTTTTAATGCTCCCTGCTCGGGAGCTTACCTTTTTAAAGCTAGTGACTATTTAAAAGTTTATTTATCTTTCAAGAAGAGAACGTCAAAAACAAAAAAAGAATAACTTTAATTATCCCATTATTAATAATTTTGACATGCTGATCGTAAATTGTTCGCTATTTGTTGACATTTAGCTATTACACCACCAAAGTCTAACACTTATATATTAACATATTTAAAAGTTTATGGCAAATTTGAATTATCCACAGCTCATTTTTAAAACAACGCTAATAAAAACCTCCACAAATAAAGGGAGGAGGCGAACCTGTAACCGGTTACAGATTCACTTGTCCTGTCCAATGGTTTCGCCTGCTATTTTTCCGTCTGTATATTCCCGGGAAGACAAAACAATCAAGCCGGGCGAAATAGATTTTATTTAATTAGTTTATTAAGGTCTGCCTAGTTTTAGTATCATAATAATCCCAGCAAAATTTTATTTGTTATGTCTTCTATTTTATACATTAAATCATTATCTTAATTCCACAATCTTTACATTCTAAAAATCCCATTAAACGACCACTATTATTCCTTTTAACAATCTCACCTTCCATTTTTTTTTCACACTTTGGACAATAAGTTGGTTCATCCAAACTCTTCCTGTCTTTTTCTTTTTCAATTATCTTATCTAAAATATCCATGTGTAATATAATTTTGACATAACTATTCTTTCCTTGCACCAGCGCATTTCGTCAGCGCTGGGGTTGGTTGCCTGGTGTTGTTGTTTGTTCATAGGTTTAGTTAAGGTTAAAAAGGAATTTCTGTTTCTTGTGTTAAAACTTGTTCGTGTTGCAGTTTATAATTCTCTGGTTCACAATTAGCGCACCATTCATATTGCCCCATATACTCATTAAGATAACCGCAATCTCCGCATACTTCACATTTCTTTTCTTTCTCCGCTTTTTCTGCTGTTTCATTTTGTGGGTGCATAGATTTATTTTCGTTTAGGGTCAGCATATATTATTTGATATTTTTTTATGGGGAGTTAATTAATAGTCGCTGATCTAATTACAAGATGTTTCCAATTTTTACTTTTCAACCAATCTTTGGCGTATTTCTTTTTTGTAAAAGCCCTAACAGATTTAATGCAAATACCATTTTTATCAACATTCTCAATATCAACCCAGCTTTCTAATTTATACCATTGAGGCGACCCATTGTGCATTATTAGATATATTTTCATAAATTTATATCTCCCTTCACCTTATCCCTTAGGGGGAGTTAATGTTTAGAACAATAAAAAGCGATTGCTTTAGGATATTTTTTTGACACTCCTGTTTGATGACATCCTTTTTTCCAAGTCATAGAAACTATATGATTTGATTTTTTATATCTTAAAGCGCAGATAAATTTACATTTTTCACATTCTACTGCCATAATTTCTCTATCATCGATAATATCTTTACAATCATAACATCGTTTAATTTTGTAGGTATTTATATGTTTACAGTTTTTAGCATTTTTCATATATCTCCTTATTGTCCTCTTGTGAGAGGGGTTATCTAAATTTTAATTCCGAGGGGATTGGTTAATTATTTAATTAAATCGTCAATATTTACTCCATTTTTCCTTTCTTCTTCGGTTAATTCACAAATATCAATATCACCAATACAACTAGTTGCCGGACCATATACTCCCGTGATATCGCCATACAGGTCGCCGGATATTACGCCATACACGCCGCTGATGTCTCCATACACGCCGCCGGATATTACGCCACGCAGGTCGCTGATATCGCCATACAGGTCGCCGGATATTACGCCAC